GTAGCAAAGCCCTCCTCCGCTGCAAAGTCAATACTGCTGCTACACATAATAGTGTCTGTAAGCATATTAATATTATATTGCGTAAACACTTGTAGTAGCTGCTGTGCTGTTTGCACAGTTGTTGCGACAACAACATTATTTACATGCACAACAATGCATGCGTTTTCAGCAGTTAAAAATACGTAGTTGTTTGTTTTTGTAGTTTGCATATTAAAGCCCTTATGCTGTTTACGTTATGTATACACTATAGCACACACAGCAGCAACTGTCAAGCGAAAAATGCACTGTGCGCAAACTTTTTTTAAACGAGACGAAAAGGACGCTACAACAGTTGCAGTGCGTCCTCTATTAATGCATGCGCAGCATCATCGCTGCTAAAGCCTTCTTCACTTGCAAAGTCTACGTCACTGCTGTGCATTAGCCTGTCTGCTAGTGTAACGTTGTGCTTGCGTAGCAGTGCTGCTAAGTCTGCTGCACTATTAGCCCAGCCTACTTGCTGTTGTTCAATGCTTACGCTGATGCCCGCTTGTTCTGCGTTAAAAAATACAAACATGTTAGCCCTCTTGCTTTGTTAACTTATACATACACTATACTACACACACTAGCAGTTGTCAACTAAAAAATGCTAGTGTGTGCAAGTTTTTTATTAGCCGTCGTACTTAACGCCTACCAAACGCAAGTAGCGTCCGTTGTTTGTATTGTGTACTCGCTCACAGCCAGTTACAATCTTAAGCCAAGTGCATTCGCCTTCTGTAAACTTGTCTCCAAGTATTGCGTAGCACAAGTTGCGTCTGTCTGCAACATCCTCTTTGTTCTTTTGCACAACGTTCGTCCAAGTGCGCCACACACCTGTGTTTTTGCCTTTAATCATTGCGTTTAAAATGCTGCGTGTTTGTTTTGTGTTAAGCATGTTTCCCTCATTGCTTGTTACGTTATACATTTAATATAACACAGTTGCACATAAATGCAAGTGCAACTGTGTATAGTTTAGCTATACTTTAGTATAGCAGCTCTCATAGCAGCGGGGCCAGCTGTAGTGTAGTACTACAGCACCCAGTTGTCAAGTGTTTTTTTAATAATTTTCTGCATCTGCCTCTAAGCAAGTTCCATCTTCGCCTAGCCAAAAGTATTTGTCAAACGCTTTAACAACAACACCTTCAATGTAGTTGCCTTCTTCCCATTCGCGTTCTTCTGTAGTAATAACTTCAACTTGCATATTTGCCCTCATGCTTGTTACGTTTTAGTATGTGTATACTATAGCACAAGCAGCGCACTTTGTCAAGTACTAAATGCGCTGCTTGCAAATTAATTTATGCGTCCTCAAGCACTATGTTATGTGCTGTAAGCATTTCCTCCGCTATTGCATTAGCGTCATAGCTCGCACGTCCCACATCCTGCATGCCCCACTCACTAGTGCATACGTCCTCCGCTGCTGCTGTGCTAAAGCCGTGCTGCTGTAGTATGCTGTGCAGCGTGTCGTCAAAACAATGTTCCCAGTAAAACTGTCCCATTGTTTCCGTGTTGTTGTTAGTGTCACTAGTGTCACGCATTAGCATGCTAGTGTTGTGTACGTAGTTGCTGTCGTCTTCCGCAGCCCAGTTAACAGCTAAGTCCCCGTAGCAGTCTGCATCCGCATACAGCGTAATGCTTTCCACTTTGCGTCCATTAACTTGCAAGTTTTGCTGTGCTAAGTTAATTTCCAGCACTACGCTGTTGTCTGCGCTTTCAAGTGTTGTTACTGCTTTAACTTTAGTGTTGTTTACGTTTTGCATTTAAAGCCCTCCAAATGCTTGTTTAAGTATACGTACACTATAGCACAAGTGTACGTATTTGTCAAGTATTATTTTACGTTACAGTATGCTTTGTAACTGTTAAACATTTTTTCAATGTTAGCTGCTTTAGTGCAGTTGCCTTGCCTGCTGTCTGCTACTAAACGCATACAGTTTTTTTGCAACTGTGCAAAAGTTGTTACTTGTTGTTTGTAGTACGCAGGCTTTGCGTTTTGTGCGTTATATGCCATTTTGTAGTGCCCCCTACTGTTTAACTGTGCATACAGTATAACACAATATGCACAGTTGTCAAGTGTTTTTTTAAATTATTTTAGTAGCCCCAGTTGTTGTCTACTACGTCATGCACTTCAATACGTGCGTTCTCGTCTAGTTTAAAAAACGCATTGTCGTATTCTGCGTAGTCTGCGTTAATAGCTGCTAGTTGCTCTACAGCGTCTTCGTAGCTTGCACACACTGCTGCATTTTCGTATGCATATTCGTCGTCGCCTGTGCCTTGCAGTTGTAGTATGTTTACTTGTAGCATAGTTTGCCCTCTTTGCTTTATTAACTGTACACACAGTATAACCTCACTTGTGCGTTCTGTCAAGTTCTTTTTGTTCGCCTGTTCTTTCCGTTCACGCAGCACATGCGGCATCCACTCGCTGCCCAAGTGTCTCTACCAGTTCAATCCTCTCATCGTAGTCTAGTGTAGTCTCAAACGGAACATAACCAACATCACCTAGTCGGCCGCCTAGAGTGTCCACATCAATGGAGATAGTATACCCCTCATACAACATGTAACCGCCTTGAGGTGATCGTATTTGACCTTTAGCCACTACTACACCTTCTATGTAGTAGTCCTTACCGCCTCTAAAGTCATACGCACGGATACGATCACCTACACCTGCTAGATTCTGATATTTCAACATGTGATTTCCCTCTTGGGTTTGCCCTAACTGTTATATACAGTATATGATCTAATGTAGTACTTGTCAACCATTATTTTACAAAAGAACAAAAAGATTTCACTTGGCGTGTTGAACACACAAACTGATCAGAGAGGCGAGAAACCAGAAATCAAATACACTATACACTTCAAAGACTTATACAGTATAGTAGAACCTAAGTCCACACTAGTGTGGTCCTACCGTAGTAGTAGTGTGAACTTAGTAGTGTAAGCCATTGATCTCTATAGTGTTAGTAGTGTAGACTATAGTAGTGTAGTAGGGAGAGGCCTTTAGGCCGAATGGTTGAACTTCTTGTGCTAAGTCATTGATCTTTAAGGAGAATAACCACCATTTACGAGGGGTTTTAGGGCTATGCTACATGCATAGCAGCGGGGCCTTTGTGGCTAAATGTGGCTTTTCTTCATAGTTTTCAAAGGTTTATATAGGATTTTTGAACCGTTGCTCGAGGTGACGAGAGGCATAGTTCAAATACTTTTACCAATACTATCAATACGTTAGCTACACTACTTACACTACTACTATAGCCTCTCTTACTAGTGTAGTAGTAGCCTTAGTGTAGATCAGGATCTCTTCCAAAGCCTGGCTTTACAGTGCTTACTTCTCGTTCTACTATAGTGAAACTTGGATCAGTCTGAGCCACATACTCGTGTGCTTCTTCATAACTGCTAAGAGTTTCTACTACAGTGCCCTCTGAGTTGATTACATCATATAGTTTAATCATCAAGTATTTATTTGGTGTGTGCTTACGTGTTAGCAGCGGGGCCTATTGATGTTCTAGGTATTAGATTTTTAGGATTGGTTGCATAACGCTCTGCTATGTGTTTGTTTGAAGTTCTCAGTGCGAGATATCCCTTGGGTGTGTACACACTATAGTAGTTGCGATTGTTGATCTTATGTGCTTGGATCTTCAACATCTGGTGGGGTTGCATCCGTTATTTTGAATGGGAATGTAGTCGGGGGAGCTGTGTCTTCGAATGTTCTGTGTACTTCGATGCCATAGGCTTGTGCGCAGGCATCCAGTACGACCCACAGTGCTTCGCGGGTGTCATCATCAAACTGTTGTTCCACAGCACTTGCTGCTACATTAAGCACAGTCTCCAGTAGTTCTTCAGGTGTAAACTCAACACTCTTGGTCATTCCATAGTACCTCATCCCAGTCCCAGCAGTCATCATAACTCACTGTGAATCGCTGTTGGCTAGCAGTGTCTATCACTTCTAGCATACGTTTGTTTGTGTCACGACGTGCAATAACTCCTAAACCTTCATACACACCCGGAGTACCTGGATGTGCTTGACCCACTGCAAGATTGTGTGCAGTCACGGGTAGGTTGTCTTTGAGGAAGGTTACAGTTCTAAAACGTGTTGCCCAACTGGTTCCTTGGGGCAGTTCATCTAGTGTAAGCTGTTTCATACTAGTATTTATGAGTGTGCGGCTTGCGATAAATATTTTTGACTTCGGAAAAAGGAGACTTCCCATGAGTACACTAAGAAACATATCGCTCAACTTGGAGTTGGGCCAAACCATTCTAGTAGGCAAAAACAGAGAACCCGCAGAAATAACCAAGATCGAATATCATCCTAACTCAGGAGAAATAAGTCTCAATACCACAAGAGGACCACGCAAAGCTCTTACGTTTTGTTTGGCAGCAGGCGAAGATGATGAGTTCGCAAACCCCGCAGATCGCTATCGCTAGTGCTAAATATATACATGAGAGTAGATGAAGTACTAACAGACGAACAAGATATCCTAGACTGGCAGGCCAGTCGAAGCCTTTGTACCAGCAGCAAGCCCGACTCGGCGCTAGGATCCAGCGCACTCGCTTCATGCAAGAGCCAAGGCTACCGACGTAGGGATGGAAACAAGTCGCACAAAGTAGGCCCTAACAAACGTGTTAAGGTTGGCGGCAAAAAGATCAAGGGTAAGAAATATGGCGGACCGCTTCCAGACTGGAGTTAGAAAGGGCGACCTATTAGTTGCCACACCCAAGCTGAACAGTTTGCCTTGGAGACGCTCAGTTGTACTTGTTACAGAAAGCTCTCCCAGGACTGTTATGGGTACTATACTAAACCGTCCTACTATGATGACCACCGAAGATGTTACTGACAGAGCACTAAGGCGCACACAGGTATACATGGGTGGTCCTATATCAACGCAGGCACTTTTCATGCTGCATACCTCAGATTTTACTAGCTCTAACACACTCACAGTGGACAAGCGTTGGGCGATCTCAAGTGATGATTTTATGTTTGACAAACTGGCAGCAGGCAACGAACCTGCTTGGTATAGATTTTATATGGGTGCTGCAGGATGGCATCCACAGCAGTTAGAACATGAAATAGCCCAGGGAGCATGGTTGAGATTAGAAGACCCAAGCTGGGAGTGTGTAACAGGTGATGCAACAGATCAGTGGCAGGCCTGCATAGATACTCTTAGCCAGAACATGTTCTCAGACTATATCTAACTGTTAAGTATACAACCGGAGAACAACTATGTTTAAGAAACTAGCCTTATCTATCGTTGCCGGGCTAGTTTGCGCAACCAACATAGCCCTAGCAGCAGACCCTTTACCTCTAGCAACTGTACAATGGTGTGAACCAGAGAGCGGCAAGATGTTTGATATGGTACAGAACAAGTATGGTGAAATACCATTCATACAAGGAAGTGCAAGTGTGCAAACCACGCAAGGTCCTTGGCTTAAAGGTGACTTTTATATGCTGATCAACCCTGAAAGCAAGACGTTCAGCATAATACTTGTAGACCCACAGACAGGCCTAGAATGCCTATGGCTAGCAGGAGGCGATGTTGTACCTAGCGTAGGAGATGGCATATGAAATGGTTTATATATGTGATTATGATGGGCATGTACTCAGACGGTACGCAAGACACTTATCTCTATACTGAGCCTACACTACCTACACTAGAAGAATGCCAAGCCTACGTGTACAACAACAGCAGTGTGATTCGTATGGACATGATGACGGAGTTTGATGGCAAACAAGTAGAACGTGTGTTCTGCATAGAAGAAGAAAAATTCAAACAGTTTTTAGAACAGTCACAAGGAACAGAAGCATGAAATGGATGTTGGTTGTTATAGGTATTATGAATGGTACTCCCGAAGTGTCAAACGAAGGCGTGTATGAAACTATGTCACACTGCTTCTTTGCAAGAGAAGCAATCATCTGGGATCTATTTATGAACCCAGATGGACAACCACCCACAAACTTCCAAGTGGTGTGTATACCTACAGATAAATATTAATAGCAACACGAAGAGGACGTAACTGTGAGCCATACACTATTGCTCAATGCAGACGCACAACCAGTTTCATACTTGCCCTTGTCCGCGATTCAGTGGAAAGAATCTATCACATACCTTTGGTTAGATAAAGTTACAGTACTAGAATGGTATGACGATTGGATAGTGCGCAGCGCCAGTTGGGAAACTAGAGTTCCTGCGGTTATTATGCTCAAAGAAATGCAACGGCGACGGCGCAAGCCTAGATTCTCTAAAACCAATCTATACGTTCGCGACGTTTATACCTGCCAATACTGTAACACACCCTACACCCGAAACAACCTTACTCTAGATCATGTCATACCTATTTCCAAAGGTGGCCGCACCAACTGGGAAAACATTGTAGCCGCTTGTGGCCCTTGTAATACACGCAAAGGAAACAAAACGCATATGAAGCCTATCAAAGCCCCATATGCGCCAGATTATTATGATCTTGTAAACAAGCGTAAGCAACTAGACATGCACATAGCACACCCTAGTTGGGAAGCCTACCTAGCGTAGCCACCCTATCTTTTTACCTAACTTAGTACGCTTTTCGTGTTCTGCAACTGTACCTGGAAATCTCCAAGCCCAGATGGCTACCAGCAACATGAAACCACCGCTCCAGGCGACTGCTTTGATATTGCCAGTGGTGAACCAAAGGAATGCTAACGAGGACGACATTACTATCACCATCGCATACTTGCCTTTGGTAGGAAATACTCTTTTCTGTACCCAGTTAGTTAGGAATGGGCCAAAGTATTTGTGATTGTATAACCAATCGTGCATCTTCTTGTTGCTCTTTGCAAAACAATATGCTGCAAACACAAGGAAGATACTAAATGGAATACCCGGAACGACTACGCCGATGTATGCCATGCCTAAAGATAGGAAGCCAAGTCCCATCCACACGTATTTTTTAATATTCATTGAATACCTTTCTAAGTGCCTCTACTAGGTCACTCATCATCGCATCAGTATGTAGAGGTGTAGGAGCGATGCGTAGCCTCTCTGCACCAACATCCACAGTAGGGTAGTTAATGGGTTGGATGTATATCCCATATTCGTCTAACAACCGATCACTCATAGCCTTGCACCGCTTCGCTTCGCGAACCATAACTGGTACAATATGAGTGCTGGCTGCATCGTGAACTTCTATACCTGCTTCGGTTAACATTCTAGTTAGCGTAGCAGCACGTTCTTGATGTTGTATCCTAAGTTCGTTATGATCCTTAAGATACTTGATAGATGCTAGGGCACCAGCACAAATAACCGGGCTCATGCTGGTAGTGAATATAAATCCACTGGCTACGCTGCGGATTGCGTCTATGACCGTTCCGTCACCGGCAATGTAGCCACCCTGTACACCATATGCCTTGCCCAGCGTTCCGTTGATTATATCAACACGGCCTTCCCCTATCTTTTCGCAGTAACCTGCGCCAGTTTCACCGTACAATCCTACAGCATGTACTTCGTCTATATAGGTCATCGCACCGTAGCGATTAGCAAGGTCGCAGACTTGAGAAATAGGGCTTACGTCACCATCCATGCTATACACAGATTCAAAGACTATGCAGGGTTTAAGTCCTAGGTTAGTAACTTCCTGTAGTTTCTCTTCCAGGCTGCTCATATCATTGTGAAGCCATATACGTTTCTCTGCGCCACTGTGTCTAATACCCTGGATTAGTGAAGCATGATTCTTTGAATCTGATAGAAAACATATATCAGGTATGATACGTTTAAGTGCAACCAGTGTCCATTCATTAGCGACATAAGCACTTGTATACAGTAGAGCAGAAGGTTTTGTATGCAGTCGTGCAAGCTCTAACTCTAGTGCAACGTGATAATGGCTAGTGCCGCCAATATTTCTTGTACCCCCGCTTCCACTTCCTGTTTGGTCGAGGGCTGTGTGCATGGCATCAATAACAACTTTGTTTTGACCCATGCCTAGATAGTCGTTGCTACACCAGTTGACAATGTTCTTGATGGCATATGGTCCATACCATATACTCTTAGGAAAGTCACCACGCTCACGAAGAATATCGTTAAACACACGGTACTTGCCTGTTTGTTTAAGATCATCAATAACTTGTTCAAAGGGAGTTTTGTCTATCATGTAGTACTTATACGCTAAATAGTGTATAGGAGTTTAATATGAGAGCAACAGACATAGTAAGGCAAGTGCTTGATTTACTAGACGCAGTAGAAGGACAACACGATCTAAAGCCTGAAGTTAAGATTGATGTTCAGCAGAATGACGAGCCAGACAATCGTTTCAAACAGATACTAGCAATGATGGACGCAGATAGTTTTGGTCCTCTTGCTAACTCACCTAACGAAGTTGTTGCAGACGTGGATGCAGTTACTACACTTGCTGGAGGCGGAGTAAATGGTCCAAAGCACGTAGATGATATTAGAGTTAAAGATCCAAGGGGATACTAATGGCAGCTAACGGTATATCAACACTGGCAAACAAAAAACTAAGACAGATTGCTAAACTGGAACTAGCAGAAGCAGATCGCATTGCTCGCAATGTTGTAGAGCCTGGACGCTATGCTGTTACTGAATATGAAATAGATGAACTACCTACACAATATGAAACTGACAACAGTGTTACCGATAACGCAAACTCAGCAGGACTGCTTCCAGGAAGACCTTGGAGTGCAGTAGATATACCTCCAGCAGACGTTGGTAGCCTTACACTTGCTACTGGTGTATATGAAAGAACATACGATGATTACTTTGGACAGTTAGGTGCAGGACCATATGATGATCAAGCAACATACACCACAATCATCGTAAACGGTGGCGCAACTATCACAGCAGAAGGAGCCACTTCGAGTATCAGCAGAGTAGGCACTGTTGCTGAAAGTACAAGTTATACAGCATATGGATACTTCCTAGCACCAGCCTCGGGTACATTTACATTCTATATCAATTCAGACGATGCAAGTTATTTGTTTGTAGGTGCCGGTGCTGACATTGCCAATAACATTGACCTAGACAATGCTACAGTCGATAATGGCGGCAGACATGGTGTTAACGAAGAAAGTGGATCGTTTGATTTGGTAAGCGGAGAGTACTATAAAATATTTGCAGTGTTTGGCAACGACACAGGACCAGGCACAGCAGAGTTTAGTTATGCTGGACCAAGTATTGCTAAGACATCAGACTTCACTGGCAGACTGTTCTACAACACAGCAACCAACGGACATTAATAGATGGCAAGTAACGACAAACACATAGACTGGCACAGTGCTGTCGCACTAGGTAAATCAGGTGGCAACAGTGTTCGCAACATCTTTGGATACAATGCGGCAATACCTGATACCTTTGTTCCAGCCTGGGAAAACGCAACTACCTACACTTATCCTACAGTGGCTGAAACAATGACCCTACGCTGGGATACAGCAGACGCAGGCTACACCGTCCTCATCAAAGGGTTGGATGAGAACTATGATGAGATACAAGAAACTATCACACTAACTGCTTCACCTGTTACACAGACAACAACTAATCAATACTACAGAATAAATGATTTGGTTACCATAGCAACACCAGGAGGAGCGTTTGGTAATCCAGACAATGACATTACATTAACCAACGCAGGCAACACAGTTACCTATGCTAAGATGTTAGCAGACACGGGCAAGAATCAAGCGGCTATATACACCGTGCCAAGAGGCTACCAATATGCTCTCACTCGTATTTCAGCGTTCTGTGCCTCAGCCTCACAAAACAATAGAATTATCACCTTCCGCAATGTTGCGAGACTAAAGACTGGTGTGATCCTTCGTGTTGCAGAAACAGAGTTCTTAGAGCAGATGATTATTGACAGACAGTTACCGTTTGTGTATGATGAATGTACAGACATCGAGTTCCAACTAAAAGGATCAGCAGGCACACAGTTCATTGGTGTGTTCAGCGAAGGCATCCTACACGAGAAAAACAAACAGAGTCATCTTAATAATCTTGAACTAGGCTTCTAAAGATTAACCCCCCGCCTAGTGGAACTAAACGAGGGGCTGCTTCTAAATGTACTTATTATTAAGGGCTATGCCCCGTAAATCTTAGTTTACTTTTATACTATTATTTATTAGTCTTGCCGTTTACAAAATCGTAAAACTTATCAGCAGCTTCTAATACAGCATCAACCCCTGGTACTTCAGGCATTGAAACAGTTGTAACTACTTCACCAGATTCAGGATCACGCTTTACAGTTTGTTCCCAACCTGCAAACTTAGCATGAAAATCACTCCAGACATTGTCTTTGGCCATTTCTAAAACTTGTGTGCGGATTTCGTAACCGTTCTTATTCATTGTTACTTTAGGCATTGCTTGCTTGAACATGTCTGCAAGCTCTTGCGTTTGCTTGAGGATAGTTTCCCCGTACTTTGTTTCTACGCTCATAATATTCTCCTTGTGTGTATGTGTGTAGTGTTACTTTAATGTAACTTTATTAATGTAACAGAGTATTTAGTGTTTGTCAACCACTAACGTAGTTCTTTTTTGGTCTGTACCAAACTTTCTGATGATGTAGCTTTGCACGAACATTTTGTATTTCACGCTTGTCTGCTTCGTCAGCATTTGTTTGGAGTAGAAATAGAGCCCGATCAATGAGCTCTATATCTTTTACGTTTAGATTGAATCTTGTGTTAGGCTTATTTGCCATTAATGATATCCATCTCTTCGTCCGTGTAAGGCCACATATTATAATGCTCCTGCGTAGTGCAGTCCATTAAGAGTTAAAAAGCCTGCTAAGAATGCCATCATACCTAAAAAGATAAAAGTTGTTTTTACTAGTTCTTTCCAACTATACATTTTCTTTTTCCTTTTTTAACATAAGTGCTTTAGCTTCGTCCATTCTACCCATTCTTGCAAGTTCTGAAGCAGCTCTTGCTCTACCAGCTGATTCACCTAAGGCAATCATTCCAATAAACATTGCAAATAAACCTTTGCCGATTGCTTTGAAGATTGTTGGAAGTGGATTTTGAAAAGTGGGTTGTCTAAATGCTACAGCCATTACACCCACCCCTTAAGGTTTGGGTTAGTTTCTCTGTGAAACGTACCTCTTGCTATAGAGCCGATGTCTGAACGACCAATCCCTAGGTCGTGTAGTTCTCTATCTGATAGTCTAGATAGTTCTTTGATTGTTTGACGCTCTAGTGCCTTTTGGGCTCTTGTGCGTTTCCAATCGCGGATTAGGTCCGCTAGTCCATCAAAGTTTAGCCATTGTGCGGCTGTTAAGATCGCTTGTGTCATTATTGATATACTCCCATTCTCGGTCCTTGACCTTTGTTCTTTAGCATGTAGTGAAAGGCATATTCCCAATCATTAGCATACTCTGTCTTAGCGTATGTGAGCATATCAGCTTCGCAGGCCCTAGAGCCTTTGCGTCCAAACATACTCACAAGGCTCTTGAATAGCTTACTAGCCATATTAGTCTCCTTGGTTAAGTTATTGTTATGGATGCTTGAGGAAAGCAATACCCCGGAACTTCCCCGGCGGTGCAATCGCTTGTAACGCATGGATGATGCGCATAGTCTGTCCTATGTGTCTATATGTGTGTTGAATAGTGCAGTATTACTGTCCTATTCCTAACTATTTATACAACTATAACACCATATTCAACGAAAGTCGACTATTTTTTTTGCAAGACTGTGTTGCTATTTTTGCATGGGTCCGTCAACTTTTTCGTTTACCTTTAAGGAAACAGATGTTACTATAAATAACGTTGCCGAGCAGACGTCGAGCTCGGTCTTAATATGTGAGCGACAGTGTTGTAGCTGTCAAGCAGAGGAGATAAAAAATGGACGCACTCACCCTTTGGAGCCTTGTAGGGTTCCTATTCGCCGCTTATGCGGTTATTGCAAATGATTCGGTACAGACTCTCGGTACTTGGATCGCATCGAACAATGAGAGATTCAACTGGAAAGTTATGTGGGCCGCCGCTAGTGCGGTTTTATTATGGGCGATTTGGTATGGATGGTATGCTTATGGCGGAGACATTTCATACGGACGACTGAATAAGATTCCACATGTAGAAGTACAATGGTACCACGCAATGGCACCTGCCGTACTACTATTATTGACACGGGTCGGTGTACCTGTATCAACTTCCTTTCTAGTGTTAAGTGCTTTCGCAAGTACGTTTGTGCTAGAAAAGATGTTGATGAAATCAATGATGGGTTATGTAGTTGCGGCTACTTTCGCATACGCTGTATGGTTTGTTGTTAGTCGTTGGCTAGATGAAAACGTTCCAGTCAAAGAAGAACACAAAGCCTATTGGCGTGTTGGACAATGGGTAACCACAGGCTTCCTATGGTGGACTTGGTTATCACACGATATGGCAAACATCGCAGTGTTCCTCCCAAGAGAACTAAGTGTTGATCTAATGCTGTTGATTAGTGTTGTATTTGTTGCAGGACTAGGATTTATGCTCCGTGAAGGCGGTGGTAAGATCCAACAGATTGTTCTAGAGAAACACAATACTCGTTACATTAGAAGTGCAACGATTATTGACTTGTTCTATTGGCTAACACTATGGTTCTTTAAAGAACTAAATGATATTCCAATGAGTACAACATGGGTGTTCGTTGGCTTACTTGCAGGACGTGAGTTTGCTATTGCGAGCTTTATGGGCAAGAAGAAAACAAAAAGTGTATTCCCAATCGTGGGCAAAGACTTTGGTAAAATGATGATCGGGTTGAGTGCTTCATTAGCAATCGTACTATTGATTCATTATGTTATAGTTCCAAACGGACTATAAAACAGAAAGGCAGTGTACGACGAGCTGCCTTTTTTCTTGACTGATAGATTATAAGACTATATAATAGTATGATAAAAGATTGGAACACAAAAGATATTTGCAGAACCATAGGTAAGATCACTTGGGCTGCAACTGACCCAAAAATGGATGGCTTTAACACCTGGGGGTGCAAAAGAGAACTGTATGAACTGTTATTCTTTGTGCAACAAGAACTGGACAAGTGTAGCACCTATGGTGATATTGAAGAAGAATATCTAAAGAAACATGATCAGGAGATGATGCTAAAAGCATTAGGTAAAAAATGATAGAATGGTATGATTATATTTGGTTCGCAGTATTGGTTTCTTCACCAGCATTGTTATTAATTGGCATTGACTATCTAGGGGATAAGATTAAATGAAACTAGGTATTGCAGGTTATGGGTTTGTTGGTCAAGCACACGAGTTGATGCTGAAAAACTACCACGAGATATTAATCAGTGATCCAGACAAAGGACACTATGCAGACTTAAAGCATGCAGACGCTATCATTGTTTGCGTAAGCACACCCGAAGGATCGCACGGTGGATGTAAGATGGACAATGTGTTTAATGTTCTTGATGCTGCACCAGATGTTCCTATACTAATAAAAAGCACACTTTCAGTTGAAGGTTGGAAGATGATAGATCATACATTTCCAAACACAAATCTTACATTTAGTCCTGAGTTCCTACGTGCGGCTCACTGGCAAGAAGATGCTCTCAACACACGCCACTTTTACCTAGGTGGCAAAGGCACACAGTTTTGGTCAGATGTTTTGTTACAAGCTCTAGGTCCTATCAGTATCAGTATTGAAAAGCCAGCAGAACTAGTTGCAGCAAAGGCACTACGCAATAGTTTCTTAGCACTAAAAGTTATTTTCTTTAATCAAGTTTATGATTATGCACAAGCCCATGGACTAGATTACAGTGCAGTGGCAGATGTAATCGGAGCAGACGAACGCATTGGTGCGAGCCATACTACTGTTACTGAAGAACGCGGCTACGGTGGACATTGTTTTCCTAAAGATGTTCGTGCAGTCATAAAGTCAGGGCAAGCCTATAATGCTAGACTTACCCTGCTAGAAGAAGCTGACGCTTACAATAGTACTATTCGGCGAGATACTTCTCAAGATTAGTAACATAGTTTGTCATGCTGTGATCTGAAAAGTTGTCGATAGAACCTTTTTTGATTCCCATCCACATTCCACGCCAGCGATCTTTTACACGCTGCCATGCTGTTATCTTGCGAACGTTACCGTAAGCGTTCATATAATGTTCTTCACCATGATGTACATAACCCATAGCCGCTAGTGGAACCCGTGTAACAATATCGTTGTTGTTTACCCAACGATGATGCTCTACATTTAAACTCTTGCAGTATGCTCTCCATCCTACTCTTGGCGAACCAAAGGTGTATAGTTCAATAGGATCGTTTAGATCAATATTGTGTTTGCAACGGCTAGCCATAATAGTTGCCATAGCCGCTCCTAGTGAGTGTCCGCAGAACCAAAGTGTTTTGTTAATATTTGCTTTACGTAATATGTCTTCTTCAACCATAGGCCATAGTTCATCTACTTCTGCTTTGAACCCTCGATGTACCCGACTAACAGTTTCTGCTACAACAGGCATTGCTTTTAGATCTGCCTTGATGTCATTAAACTCTGATGGTTGTGTGCCGCGGCATGCGATAACAATATCTTCTTTGTTCATAAAACGATACGCTTGAGCACCGTCTCTGTTGTAAAACTCTACAGTTGTGAAGCCTAGTTTTTTTACTTGACTTTTTGCGTCCTTTTCGTTACAATAAGCTATACTTGCTAGTTTTGCAAACAATAAGGAACGTTCTTTGAAATTCATATCTTTTATTGACATTTTGCCCTCCATCATGTATACTACTCATATTTATCGTAACGCTAAATACATTACGGAGTAGAAATAATGAAAAAGCGTACACGTTCGATACTAGAAGAGTTAAACTCTGTTCATGGTAACAGAGATAATGATCATCTTATTGATACAACAGCAAATAATATTATAGAAAGTGCTATTAATCTTTTAACAAGAATACACAGCCACTATGATAGTGAAACTGCTGGTGAGCTAGAGCGACGATTCATTAACAGTATTAAAGGCGGTGACCCTCGCAAGTTCCGCAGAAGTATGAACAAAATAATAGAGAGTAAAAAGAATGACGATTCTTAAAGAAGGTGGTAACATATTCAAAACACAAGAAGGACCACTAACACAGCGTATACCTACACCGGCAGTAAGACCTACTGTTGCTGCGATTGAAAAGATTGTAGGTTTGGAGTTTGTTGACGATGACTTGCTAGGTACAACAGGCAAGAAAGTAAATCCTGATGGAACATTTGAAAAGAACAGTTCCGGTGACTTAGATCTAAACACTGACCTAAACAAAATAAGCAAAGAAGAACTAAAAACAAAACTTGTCGCTTGGTGTAAGAAGCAAGGTATTCCAGATGATCAAATCATAAACATGAGCAAAAAGGATATGATTGCCAAAACTGGAGATAAAAGCGCAGTACCATTTACAGGTGGGTATATTCACGATGCTGGCGACCAAGTACATTTCCGTATGCCTATAGCAGGCGGCAAAGGATTTGTGCAAACTGACTTTATGATGACAACTAACCCAGATCTACAACGTGGAGCCAAGCGTGGCGGCACAGAGCAGTACAGTGGTAAAGACAGAGCTATCTTACTATCAAGTATTGCAAGAGGCAGAGGCTATAAGTTTAGCCCTAAGTTTGGTGTAGTTGACCCAAACAAAGGCGACGAAGTAGTTGCAGACAACTGGAACGATATTGCAGTTATCTTACTAGGTCCAGGTGCTAAAGAAGCAGATACGCACACTGTAGAAAGTATGCTTGCAAAGATCAAAGGCGATCCAAACTATGAAACGCTTATTGGTCCTTGGAAAGAAGCAATGGAAAAAGAAGGTAAGAGTGTTCCTGAGTCAACTGGATATACAACACTAGAAGACAAACAACTTGCCCGCATTAAAGAACTAAGTGGTAGTTTACTTAACAGTACGAGAATGCTATGAGATTTACAGAGTTCCGCACAGTTCTTACAGAAGCAGCAAAGGTAGGTAGAGAGTACCAACACCTAGAGGACCTTGTGTTCGTAAAAGGATCTAAGGGTGCTATGGAAGCAGCCGATGTACTAGAAAAACTAGGCAGCGATACAGGTGATGTTGCTATTAAGTGGGACGGTAACCCTACTATCTATTGGGGTAGAGAAAACGACGGAACCTTTGTACTTGTAGGCAAAAACGGTTGGGGTCGTAACAAAAGCACAAGCGCAGACGATCTAAGCAACTTTATTAAAAACTCAGGTAAGGGTGTAGAAGAAGAACCGTGGAGAGAAGACTTTGGCTCCGACATGGCAGAGATATTTGAAATAATGAAAGCAGCTACACCTCCGACTTTCCGTGGATTCGTTTACGGAGATTTACTTTACACTCCTAGGAAACCATTCAAAAAAACCGAAGGTGCTGTAGAGTTTACGCCGAACAAAGTCACTTATACAGTCAAGAACAAAAGCCAACTCGGCGAGCGCATAGCGAACTCAAAAGTTGGTGTAGTAGTTCATACTAAGTTTGACGAGTTCGGCAGTAAATCTAGTACACCAGTTGATGATGTACAAGAACTCAACAGTAGAGACGCAGTGGTACTAGGACAAACTTATGTTGCACACCAACCCAAAGTAGATACTAAGGAAGTTAACAGCATAAGAAAAATAGCACAGTCTAACGCAAAAGCCATTGATACATTTATTGCAGGCACAAAAGGTTTAACTAATCCTGCAGGTATCATATATACATACATGAATCATATGACTCGTGTACAGCAGTTAGACAATGTTGATAAAGGGTTCTTTGACTGGCTTAAACAAAGCAAAGTAAGTCAAGGACAGCAAGCAAAACTAGCAGAACTAGATCAACAAACTGGAGGTCTTAATGCTATTTTTGGTCTTGTAAAACAAATCATGTCTGTAAAGGATCATATCATAGATCAGTTAGACGATGCCGATGCAGACGTTAAGGCAACAACAGCAGGTCAAAAAGGCGGCGAAGGTTATGTCGCTCTTGGAAGTAAAACTAAACTAGTGCCACGCAAACGCTGGCAACCAAACTAAGGAAGTAAAATGAAAATCAATGAAGTTATTGCTCGCGAAGCAAACTATGAAACTGGCGAAGGTAATCGCAAACTAGCAGCTATTGGTCGTGTACTTATGGATCGTGCTGCAACAACAAAAGACGATGCACTATCAAATCTAATGGCAAAAGTTGGTAACGAACTTACAAGTTACGATACAACATTTGGTGCTCGCTCACTGCCTGAGCTACTTAAGAAAGCTGATGTTTCAAAAGAAATGCTAATGAAACTTATGAAGTACGGTGAAGCTGAACTTAAAAAAGGCGGCGATGTCAAGAAGGGTGCTGACACTCCAGATATGGATGACGAACCAGAAGATATGGGCGGACCAAGTGACGACGATATTGCCCGTCAAGCAGATATGAGAGCTAAAGGCAAGTAATGGACTTTATCAAGGACCTTCATGAAGCAAGGATGACCAAGGACAATGGTCCTAGTCGAAAACTAACATACACTGATTGTGCAGAGCGTATGTACCTTACTCTGTTGGCTCTTGAAACTATGAGACAGTATCCAGAGTACAAAGGATTTGTACAAAGATACTGCAAAAAGACCAGCGGGTTTGAGCTATACAAATACTATCGTATTATGGGCACAGACTTGTACAACTTTCTTTACTTCCTAGTTGGCAGTCAAGACAAGCTCAAAGACCCAGAAAGTGCAACAGCATTTGCACAAAAGATAAAAAGAAGTGTACCTATCATGGATATCAATAGGCACATTCAATCATTGGCTAGAGGTGCAGAACCTACACTTACAACAAAGATGTTTCTAAGTATCGAAAGTGTATTCAATATAACAAACGCAGACTACAAAATGATACGCAGAGGTTTGCAAGACTATCGCAAACTTACAAAAGCAGACAAAGAAAGATTAGTAACAAGATTGATATTTGCTGTTCGTGCTAAACTACGTTCAAGTGATTTTATAGATGATTTTGAAAAGTTTGCTGCAATCAAGAATCTTGAAACACCATTTGTACAAGATCCAGAACCAACTATTAGCACACCAGATATTAGCACAGCAACACAGGACTTTGCACTGTATAGATATCTAGTTGGTGCTGACAAACTACAGTTAACAAAAGCATTTCTTAATAATATGAAAGACGGTAAAGCCACAAGTTCTAACATGAATCAAGCATATTTGCCAGCAGTTAAGATGATAGATGACATTGTAAGTGGCGGTCCTGCATACGTACAACAGCTAAGAGCACTGCATCAGAGAGCAAAAAAGCGCCGTTAAGAGCCATTTTTCCTGTTAAATGATAAATATAAATGTAAAAGACGCAAGAGAAAGGCGTTTTGACCATTTAGAGAAACAGGAGAATAAAAATGGCAGCAACTTATGACTTTACACCAGCTAATGGTGGAACAAACGCAGTAGGCTCAATCGAGTCAGTAGCACAGCTAGACGCATATCTAGTAAACGTCGGTGACGGATCAGGCGGAGCAGAAGATCTACGTGCCATAGACGGCGCATACGGTTCAGTATATGACATGATCCTACGTGAACTACAGCCACTAATGGCTTTTGCACCGAATGATGCAAGTGGTAACATTCACATCATCGTTGATGGACACGCAAACACAGCAGCTTCACTTCTAGCACGTCTAGAAGCAATCGACGGAGTTGGAAACGACTCAAGCGTAACAGCAGCTTCAAGCATCACTATTGCTTAATATTTCCTAACTACCTTAGGAACCGTGATTGCTTACACAGGCGTCACACTAAACAGCCACTTTATAAGTGGCTGTTTTTTTATGACTTAAATACTGCATGCGCTTTAATATACATACTTTATTTGACATTACTGAAACACGAGCCCGCAAAGGCGATGATGGTTATAAAGTTAAACAGCAGCAAAACTATTTGAGTATACTCAATACAATAGGGCTTAGAGTCAATCCGACTTATATAAGCGAGCCCACTTGCGAAGAAAAGATTATAAAAGGATTTGGCACAGACTATAAAGGAAAGCAACGAGTATGGCGCTATTCTTTTGATGTTGATTATGAAGGCGCATTGGATATAGCTACTATGATAAACGACTTTGATCTGTGTCCTATTATAACAGGACTAGAAGAAACAGTTGACATTAAACCAAGCGTTATCAGAACCCAAGATAAAGCAAAAACCAATATTATTTTTGAACTAGAAGATAAATAATAATGTTACATTGTAACCAGGCACATTAATAACAACTACTAAAGGCCAACTACGAGTTTACTTTACTTTAATTTTAACGGAGATTAATGTGTCAACAACACAACTTGAAAAAGAAAATCTAGAAGCGCACGTAGATTTATGCGCACAGCGTTATGACGTCTTAGAGGCTCGTCTCACCAAAGTTGAGCAAAAAGTAGACGACATTCATACACTTATCCAAAACGGTCAGCAATCAATGACTAAAGTTATTATTGGTGCAGCTGGCACAATCGTAGCAGGACTACTTTCCACTATCGTCGTAATATTAATGAATATGTAATCACTCGCGATAAATAACTATATGTTACTACGCGAGTTTTTTATTGACGAAAATACCGAACTAGAAGAAGCACAAACTTGGGCACGTTCTGGAAAGAAAGTTGTTCGCAAGTATCGTTGTAATTCTGGTCCTAGAAAGAATCGCATTGTTGCAAAGATGCAGCAGTGTTTTGCAGCACCTAATATTAAAGCAAGGATGTCTCTTAAGAGAACCAAAGCAAGATTAGGCAAACGTTTAGCACGAAAAGCAAAAAGGACTAAACGTATTAATGCAGCTTCACGTAGAGTGCAAGCAATGAACAGAAGTTCAAGGAGAAGGTAATGCAACTTCGCGAGCTTATCACAGAATGGGTATGCGGCGACTGTTATGCAGAACCGTGTCAATGTGAAAGTCTAGACGAAGGTGTTACAACCATATTCGGTAAGAGTGGTAACAAGACTGTACGTAAATACAGATGTACATCAGGAACACGCAAAGGGCGTATTGTTGCAAAGCCCAGCACTTGCACAGCACCAGCTAACGTAAAAGCAAGTGTTACATTGAAAAAAACACGCCGATCAAAAGGCAAAACTATTGGTATTAAAAGTGCCAGAACAAAGAGAACTAATCCTGCAAGCCAAAAGTTAAGAAATCTTAACGTAGGCCGCAGAAGGATTAAACCAAGAAAACGCAGAGGCGCAGGGAAAAGACTATGAAGATTAACGAGATTATTGTAGAAACAGGTATGTTGCAAATCGAAAAAGACGATGATAAAGAAACAGTACTAGTTGATCCTAAAACA